TGATTCAGAAGATTGTTGGCACCAACATCAGGGTGGAAGAGATCAACACCACAATGATTGATGAAATCATTCAGACCTTAAAAAACCAAGGCAACAGTAATGGCACCATCAACAACAAGATGTCAGCTCTAATGGTATGCCTAAAGTATGCACACGATAGAGACTGGATACAGAACGTGCCTAAGTTTAAACGATACAAAGCATCCGAAGGTAGGCTGCGTTACTTCTCACCTGAAGAGGAAGAGATGATTATCTCTACCAACAAGAGACTGGGTCAGGAAGACTTCGCTGGTTTCGTAAAGATTCTCATAGACACAGGTCTGCGTACGGGCGAGCTATGCCGTGTACAATACAAGGATGTCGTGAAGGAATCAGGCAGATGGAAAATGTATGTCTGGGCAAGGGGTCATGACTACAGAACCAAGAACGGTGAGATGCGTATTGTGCCTCTGTCTGACGAGGTCGTAGAAATTTTCACTAACAAATGGAATAGTCTTGACGCAAACTCTAGCCATCCTACTATAGATAATAGTATTACTTCTATTGCACACCGTAATAGTAAGATATTCAACTACACAAAATCTAATATACGCACACAATGGAACAACGTTCGTGACATACTAGGCTACATGGAGGACGAGGAGTTTGTTCCTCACCTGTGTAGACACACCTGCGCTACTCGCTTAGTGCAAGCAGGAGTCCCACTACTCGCAGTCAAAGACTGGATGGGGCACAAGTCTATACAAGTCACCATGCGATACGCCAAGCTAGCTCCTGACGCTGTCTTCGATGCTCTTGATACACTAAATAAAAAACGTAAAAACAAAACTAATGCCTGATAAATCAACCACACTGTTCCGTCCTGATACTGAAAAGGTTCTGGTCAGAGGACTTAACGCAATGACCAAAGCCTGTGATGCCTTGTCTACTCAGAATGACCTGCTCAATAAAGACATTGAGAAGCTCAAGAATAAAGTAGCGAGGCTACAGGAGAAAGTCTTAATCAATCAGGATGAAAAGGAATAAGTGACATGTGCCTATTATGTGTCTATATTGCCACCAAAAGGATGGGCGTGTGGTGGAATGGTAGACACGGTAGACTCAAAATCTACTGTCAGCAATGACTTGGAGGTTCAAGTCCTCTCACGCCTACCACTACATCGGATTCAAAATCCGTTGCATAATTAAATATCCGTGACAAATCCGTAGGGATTACTTTCAATTTTCTAACTACACCTTCATAACTAACACTACCATGCAGTCAATTCGTGAGACGTTTCCGTCCCAAAATCGTCCGATTGAGAACGATATGCTCGAAGGTGGTGTAAACCGTTTTCGATCTAAGATTGATTCAAGTAGACGAAGGGAGAGCGAATGCGAAACACCGTATGGTCAGCGTCTATTGAAGGCAGCACTTCCTCCTTTGGTCGAAGGTCTGGAACAATGGGAGAAGCAACAAGAGAAAGCACCCATATCAGGCAATGCTTATTATAAGCTCCAAGAGATTCCGACTAAGACCGCTGCCTTCATAGCTCTCAAATCTATATTAGATAGTATTACACAGAAGCGCACACTAGCATCTGCAGCTGTACGTGTAGGTGCATTGATCGAAGATGAGATAAGGTTCTCTCACTTCAGTAGTCATCCACAATGGCAAGGCATACTGCAAGGAGCCAAGCGTAGAGAGAGCTACCGCAAGAAACGATACTACCTGATTAAGTCTGAGAAGGGCGAAGCTGCAAAGGGCGAAACGGATGAGTGGGATCGTTGGGGTACACGCATCAAGCTTCACGTAGGCACCGTGTTGATTGATACGATCAGGGTTACGACAGGTCTGATTGATTACGTCATGATACAGACAGGCAAGCGAGGACCTGCTAGATTTGTTACCGCATCAGACAAGACAACGGAATGGATCGAAGACATGATGAAGGACAATGAATTGTTATGTCCTTTCTGGATGCCGTTGTTAGATTTTCCAAAGCAGTGGACAGACAAGTGGTCTGGTGGATACGAGATCGAGTCTGGTCTACCACCCTTACCGTTTATTAAGACACGAGACAAAGCGTTTCTCCGCGAAAACACAGAGAAGATGACTGACGTTATGAACGCAGTTAATCTTTTACAGAATACACCTTGGCAGATTAACCAACGAGTTCTCAATGTATTACATGAGACTTGGGAACAGGGCATAGATGTAGATGGTATTCCCAGACGGGAAGACGAAGAGCTACCACCCTACCCATCAGATGATTGTGATCCAATAGAGAAGAAGATGTGGAAGCGTAGGGCAGCAGCAGTCTACGATCACAATGCAGCCACAAAGAGTAGACGACTCCTTATACTCAATACCCAGTGGCTGGCTAATAAGTACGTAGATAAAAAGTTCTACCTTCCACACCAGACAGACTTCAGGGGTAGGTGCTATGCTGTTCCTGCGTATGTCAATCACATGGGAGCTGACTTTCAAAAGAGCCTACTAACTTTTGCTAGAGGTGAAAAGATTAAAGACGATAATGATGTTGAGTGGTTAGCTATACATGGTGCCAACTGCTATGGCATTAAAGGAACATTCACTCAACGCATTGATTGGGTAGAGGAGAACCGTCACAATATATTTAAGATAGCTAAAGACCCAATGGCTTACGTTGATTTGTGGCGAGAGTGTGATGAACCATTTCAGTTCCTTGCATTCTGTTTCGAGTGGGCAGACTACATGGCTACAGGTGTTGGGTTCATGACCCACTTACCTTGTGGTATGGATGCAAGTAACAACGGGCTTCAGTTGCTGGGCGTTCTTACACGTGATGAACCTTCTTGCATAGCGACGAACGTTGCACCGAGTAACTACCCACAAGACATCTACGGTATTGTGGCTAACAAAACTATTGAGTTTCTAAAACAAGATGGAGACTCAGACTATGCTGACAAGTGGTTAGCATACGGAGTAGACAGGTCAGCTTGTAAGAGACCCACCATGACACAGAGCTACGGCTCTACCCTATACTCATGCAGACAATACATCAGCGATTGGTATGATGAGACATCACGCAAGAAGGATCAGCTTCCATTCGATGAGACAGATAAGTTCCAAGCTACCTCGTATCTAGCTGGTAAAGTATGGCAAGGTATCAATGATGTTGTTGGTAAACCAAGAGAAGCAATGGCTTGGTTACAATCTACAGCACGTATCTTAGCAGATAAAGGCAAACCTTTTTACTGGGTATCGCCAAGCGGTTTCCCTTGTCACCAGTCTTACATGAAGTGGGAGACAAAATCTATTAAGACTAAACTAGGTGATAAGATTATGCGTGTTCGTTTTCGTGAGGACACAGACAAGCTATGTGCAAAGCGACAATCACAAGGTGCATCCCCTAACTACATACACTCACTAGATGCTAGCATATTACACACTACCGTAAACCAATCGGCTACTAATTTTAATGTCAGAGATTTTGCAATGGTGCATGACTCGATGGCAACACACACAACTAAGAGCCACGAACTAGCTGCAACTATTCGTGATGTGTTTGTAAAACAATTTACACCTGACTTGCTTCAAGAGTTGAAAGACTCTTTGGAGGATGAACACGGAGTAAGCCTTGATCCTCTTCCAGTGAAGGGATCATTCAACATAAACAACATATACAAATCGGAGTACATATTCTCATGAGTGAAGTAATAACAACAATGGTGGGTACAGCACGTTACCCACACGTAAACAAACCGAACACTACGTTCGATCCTGATGGCGCATACTCTTGTGACATCATAGTAACGGAAGCAGAAGCCAAAGAGTTTGCTGCTAAGATAGAAACAATCCGCAGTGAAGCCCATGACATGGAGGAGCGCAAGACAGGTAAGAAGATTCGCCTGTGCAAAGAGTTCCCTGTTAAGGAAACCGAAGATGGTCAGTGGATTATTCGCAGTAAACAAAAAGCGAAGGGTAAGAACTCTCGCACTGGAGAAGTGTATGAGTTCAACATCAAACTCTTTGATGCACAAGGTAAAGCTTGTGACGTTGAAGTTGGTGGTGGTTCTAAAGTGAAGATGGCACTCAAGCCATACACTTGGTATAGCCCTAGCCTTGGGTTCGGTGTAAGCTTGCAACTTAAAGCGTTGCAAATCATCGAGCTTGTGGCACCTAGCGCATCAGGCGCAGGAGCTACTGCCTTTGGATTTACATCTGAAGAAGAAGGCTTCTCAAGCGGAGGCGAGTCTCTAGAATCTGTGGTAGCAGATGGGGACTTTTAGGTCAGGCTTTGAACAACGTGTGGCATCCTCTCTTACAAGGGAGGGTGTCCACTACGCCTACGAGACAGATAGAATATCTTTCGTAGAGCCTGAGAAGAAACGCAGGTACACGCCTGACTTCTTTTTAGATAACGGAGTCATCCTTGAAGTTAAGGGTAGACTAACTACAGCTGATCGTAAGAAGCATGAGTGGATCAAAAAGCAGCATCCTGACATAGACCTGCGATTTGTGTTCCAAAGACCGCAAGGTAAAATCTACAAGGGGAGTAAGACAAGCTACGCTGATTGGGCTGACAAACATAACATACTTTGGTGCAAAGGACCAAGCATACCAGAAGAATGGACACACTAAAAACAATCAACACACACACGAATTGTCCTGACTGTGGGAGCAGCGATGCTCTATGCGAAAACGAGGATGGCAGCACTAAATGTTTCAGCTGCGGAATATTTAAACCAAGCAACACACAACATAAACCAACAACACACATAAATAATATGACACCAGTTCAAGGAGATTACCAAGATTTAGTAAAGCGAAACATACCACAATCAATTTGTCAGAAGTATGGCTACACAGTTGGTGATCACAGATCGAAGCGTTGTCAGATAGCTAACTACAGAGACAGCTCAGGTAAGCTGGTAGGGCAGAAGCTACGGTATCCAGATAAATCTTTTGAGACGGTTGGCACTGTGCGTACCCTGTTCGGTATGCACTTGTTCGGTAAAGGTAAGCGCATCACTATTACAGAGGGAGAGATAGATGCGATGAGCGTGTCCTCTGCATTCAATGGTAAGTGGGCAGTAGTCAGTGTGCCATCAGGAGCGCAGTCAGCTATGTCTTCAATCAAGCACAACCTAGAGTATCTAAATAACTTTGATGAGATTGTTCTCATGTTTGATATGGATGAGGTTGGTGTTGCAGCAGCTAGAAAATGTGCAGCGGTGCTGCCTGTCGGCAAGGCATTCATTGCTAACCTACCAGCCAAAGACCCTAACGAATTGTTGATGGAGAATAGAAGTAGCGAAATCATCCAGTCGTTCTGGGACGCTACTCAGTACAGACCAGACGGTATCATAGCAGGTGAGGACATGTGGGACATAGTCAGTAAGACTGAGATAGTTGATAGCTCTGACTACCCATACGAAGGGATGAACAAGATAACAAGAGGGCTACGTGTGGGAGAGATAGTTTGCTTTGCAGCTGGTAGTGGCGTAGGCAAGTCAGCCGTGTGCCGTGAGATTGCTTACCACCTTATTAAGAACAACGAGAAGGTTGGATACATAGCACTAGAAGAAAGTATCAAGCGTTCGGCTCAAGGCATCATGGGGTTAGCCATTAATAAGACACTGCACCTTGGCACTGAGGTGGAGGAAGAAGAACTAAGGAAGGCATTTGATGCTACGGTAGGAAGCGGAAACTTTGTTACCTATGACCACTGGGGTTCTATTGAATCAGACAATCTTATCAATCGTATTCGTTACATGAACAGAGGTCTTGGATGCAAGTGGATATTCTTAGACCACGTATCAATATGTGTCAGCGGTCAAGAAGGTGACGAGCGTAAGATGCTTGACATATTGATGACAAAGTTACGGTCACTTGTTGAAGAGATAGGTGTGGGTATGATTCTTGTATCACACTTGAAGAGACCAGAGGGCAGAGGATTTGAAGAAGGAAGAGAGACAACTCTAGGACACCTTCGAGGTTCAGCAGGATTAGGACAACTGAGTGACATGGTCATTGGCTTAGAAAGAAATCAGCAGGACGAGGAAGTTAAGAACCAGACAACAGTCCGTGTTCTTAAAAACAGATTTAGCGGAGAGACAGGCGTAGCTTGCACTCTTGAATACAACAAACACACAGGAAGAATACATGAACAAAACACATACTTCAGTGCTGATGATACTCAGCCTACTACTGATAACAACACACGCCAGCCAGAGGGAAATATCGATGAACCATTCTAGACCAACAGAGACTGAGATAGGTTTACTTCTCTCTGCTATCATGAAGGTAGAGACAGGTGGAGAACCTAACCCAACCTATGCTGTAGGAAGATACCAAGAGATTGGTCCATTCCAAATTACATACAACTACTTCCTAGACTCAGGTATCAAAGGCACATGGACATACAACTGTCTGTATGTTGATCGTTCAATCAAAGTCATGCGAGCTTACTGGAACAGGTATGCCAAGCTGCACACATTAGAAGAGTATGCACGTCTACACAATGGAGGACCCAACGGTATGTCTAATAGAAACACACTAGAGTATTGGCACAAAGTTAAAGCAGAGATGGAGGCAGGATTATGAGGAGAGCTTACTTCGATATAGAAACTACAGCAGTAGACAACTGGGTTACACTAGATGGTATGGACAAGATACATTGTATCTGTGTTCTATCCGAAGATGATAACAAGTGTATATCTTTCAGTGGTAATAGTATTAGGGAAGGTATAGCTTACCTTGTTCAGCATGACGAAGTGGTTGGTCACAATGTGATTGGCTTTGACATCCCTGCTATCAAGAAGCTGCACCCTACCATTAAGTTTCCGACTGTACGTGACACACTGGTGATGGCATCCGCTATGTTTGGTGATGTCAGAGCTACTGACTTACAAAAGCCACAGTTTCCTAGAGAGTTAATCGGTAGACAATCACTCAAAGCTTGGGGAGTTCGCCTTGGTGTATTGAAGGGAGACTACGGTGACACAACTGATTGGTCTGTGTGTACGAGAGAGATGATAGAGTACTGCGAGCAGGATGTAGCGGTTACGTATCAACTATATCAACATCTCATAGCTGCTGAACCATCGGAAACGATGATTAAGATTGAACACAAGTTTGCTGAGTTGATGAAGATGCAAGAGGTGCATGGCTGGAAGTTTGATACAGCTGGTTGTCGCGCACTTACGAAGGAAATAATGCAGAGACGTGCTGATCTAGAGAAGCAATTACAAGAAGCGTTTCCTCCAAAGGAAGTTCCAACTAAGACACCAGTCTGGAAAACTGATGACGGAAAAATATGGAAGACCAAGAAGCAAGCAACGGAAGCTGGATACAAACCAGCAGACGTGAAGAAGGATGGGTTCACCACTAAGAAGGTGCTGTTCAATCCTGCATCACGTGACCAGATTGCTGAACGTTTGACAGAGAAGTATGGATGGAAGCCCAAGCTATTCACTTCATCAGGTAAGCCTAAGATTGATGAAACAGTTCTTAAGAGTATAGGTAAGCCAGAGGCTGACATACTGTTCCAGTATCTACTGTGCATCAAACGTCTAGGTCAGGTAGCTGAGGGTCAAGAGGCTTGGCTCAAGCTAGCAGATGACGGAGTGATGAGAGGACAGGTTGTTACCAACGGCACAGTCACAGGACGTTGCAGTCACAGACATCCTAACGTAGCTCAGGTGCCAGCAGTTGGTGCGGAGTATGGTAAAGAGTGTCGTGCTTTGTTCGGAGCTAGGACAGGATACAAGCTCGTTGGCTTCGATGCTTCTGGATTGGAACTGCGTTGTCTAGGACACTACCTTACGCCCTATGATAATGGTGCCTATGCTAAGGAAGTTATTGATGGAGACATCCACACTCTCAATCAGAAAGCAGCTGGACTAGCTACAAGATCAGAGGCAAAACGATTTATCTACGCCTACCTCTACGGTTGTGGCGACCAGCTTCTAGGTGAGATGATAGGTGGTGGAAGTAAAGAAGGAGGACAGCTACGTAAACGTTTCCTCAGTAAACTACCTGCTCTCAATAACCTAATTAAAGATGTCAAGAAAGTGGCAGAAGGACAGAAGTATTTGAAAGCTATTGATGGCAGGAGACTGCATGTACGCTCTAGCCACTCAGCACTCAACCTATTACTACAGAGCTGTGGTGCTATCGTTATGAAGACTACAAGTTGCTATCTATTCTACAACCTGACTAATTCAAGGTATGTAAATGGCTATGTAAATTGGGTACACGGTAAGGACTTTGCCTTTGTCGGAAACATCCACGATGAAATCCAAGCGGAGGTCATTGAAGGGCGTGAAGATGAGTATGGCAAAATCGCTGAGAGGTCTATCAAGCAAGCAGGTGACTATCTTAAATTCCGTTGTCGTTTAGATGGCGAATACAAAGTAGGAAACAACTGGGCTGAGACCCACTAGCATGACATACAGAAATCAACACGATCACACAGGCAAGTGCAGCCAGAACGGAGCGCGAGCAGAAAATCTATTTAGAACTATTATAAATAACATTGGAGGAACGGCAACGCCTTCAAGTTTGGCGGAGCAGTTCAAAGGAATAGACTATCACGTAGACCTGAGTGGTAAGGTTGATGTCAAGTCGAGAGGACGTAACCGTAGAGGTGATGATTCTCCTGATGCCAAACGAGTATGGCTAGAATTAAAGAACGTACAAGGACGCAAGGGTTGGGTTTACAATGAGGCTGACTACATCGCTTTCGAGAGAGAGCATAGATACCTAGTCGTCAAACGCCTAAGCCTATGCGAACTAATTGATAACCTAGTAGACATGGATGACATCGTACTCAGTCCTGCTGAGTGTATGTATAACCTATACTCACGTGTCGGACGTAAAGACTTACTAACTAAGGTTCACGTCGATGACCTACTAACATGTTCACACTACATACTACCAAAACCAAATGAAAACAGTATTAATTGACGGGGACGAAGTAGCTTACAAGGCTGCTTTCGTTTCAGAAGTTCCAATCAAATGGGACGAAGACACATGGACTCTACACTCTAGTGAAAGAGACATGTCAGATTCTATAGAGACTCTCATCGAACAAGCCTTAAGGGATGCACACTGCAATGGAACCTATGTAGCTCTGTCAGGTGGTAACAACTTCAGGTTGGATGTCTATCCAGATTACAAAGCTAATCGTGTAGGCAAACGCAAACCTCTTGGTCTTAAGTTCTGTCGGCAATACCTGATAGATAATTATGATGCAGAGATTGTAGAGACACTGGAAGCAGATGACCTTCTGGCTATACGTGCTGTAGAGGATAAAGACAGTGTTATCTGGTCAGTAGACAAAGACTTCCTAACAGTTCCTTGTAATCTATTCAGGGATGGCACTGTGCAAGTAATCACAAAAGAGGATGCTGATTACTGGTTGAAGTATCAGACAATGGTAGGTGACGTTGCCGATAACTTCAAAGGAGCTGTTGGGTTCGGACCTAAGAAGACAACCAAGTGGCTGAAAGATAAGGGAGCTACATGGAACTCTGTTCTTGATGCCTTCCTATCAGCAGGACAGACTGAGGATGAATGCACAACCAACGCTATCCTTGCTCGCATATTACACAAACACGAAGAGAAACTAAACTGGAAACCAAACTATGAAAACTGAACAACCTACTACATTACCAGACTCTGGTAAACGCTCTGAGTTTGACACTGGCGCAGTGCGTGACGCAATGAGTGGCAAAGGAATGCCCAGCCTCATACCTGTATCTGCGCTACGAGCCGTAGCCAAACGTTTTGAGGACGGAGCTGCCAAGTATGGACGAGACAACTGGAAGAAGGGCATACCAGTCTCCCGTTACATTGACGCTTTGTATCGTCACCTGTGGCAGTTGATGGAGAAGGATACTAAAGAAGATCATGGCGGTGCTGTGATCTGGAACGCTATGTGTCTCGTCGAAACACTGGACGCAATAGACAGAGGTGAACTTCCAAAGGAGCTTGATGACCTATGAATGAAGATGCGATAAGGTTTGATGGACTAGATGAAGCTATCATAGGAACAGACCATAATGGTTTTATCATCTACGACCATGACATTATGATTACTATATTTTGCCGACAAGGGATGACTACATCAGAGGCAATAGAATGGATTGATTACAATGTCTTAGGCACTAATGCTGGTAACGGATTTACTGTTTTGATGCTCAATAAAGAATTAACAATGGAGGATTTAGGAGATGAGTGACAACTATATGAAAGGTCGTGGTGAAACTTTACCACCGATCTCTAGCACCTTAGTCAATGAACTAGATATTATCTTTGCTATTAAGGAGTTCTCTCCTGAGAGCAGTAAGGATGAGATGATGTACCACTATGGACAACGTTCTGTGATTAGGTTCTTAAAACACCATCTAAGTATTCAACAAGATAATATACTAAACCCAAAGGAAGAATAACATCATGTGCATGTCATCACCCAAAGTACCACCACCTCCACCACCACTCGCACCTCCTCCACCTCCTACTAAGACAGCGAAGACGGTAGAGAACAAAGCTCTTAAGCGTCGAGGTGGTTCTTCTAGGAAGCGCGGTACTTCTGCTCTTACTGTTCGTCGCTCTGCAATTAACACTGGATCGTCAGGCACTGGCGCAAACATAAGCTACTAATAATATGGCAGGAAGAAGTCTAACACGAGTTCAAGGTGGGGTCACCGATACAATACATATCAATACTGATAAATTTGCTGGTGTTAGAACTATGTCGAGAACTGGCAGGTTAAAAGACAGCACCACCTCAATCCAAGTAACTGTTTCAGGACACTCTGACCTTGATGGGGTATATACTGGCTCAGGGGTAGATTCTACTTGGACTCAACAAGGAGGTAATGGTCGAATTGTTACGTTGGGCTACAATGAATCAGAAGAATTTCAACTGTGGTATATATTTGATAATAACGATTTAGACCCAAATGGTGAATCTAATCATCAATATGATTGGTCTGGTGGTATTGGAGAAACTAGCCCCTTCCCTTGGACACACATTTCTAGCTCAGAAAACGTAACGATTACTCCTGCCCCAGAGACAGTCACAGTAAACCGCACAGCCCCAGTCATTGACTCAGACCGTAAAGGTGAGTCTCGTCCACTTCTAAGTAAACTAGTAGGTGGGGCAGAAGCGGCTTACAGCCTACGTGACCTCAATGACAAAGCAGGTAACAACAAGGTTGTCCGTGTTCGTCGTGCTAGTGATAACGCAGAGCGTGACTTCTTAGCCAAGGAGGTATCTAACGGAACGCTAGAAGCTTGGGTAAATTCTGGTAATGGTGTATTTCAAAACACAGGATATGAGTCCTTTACTAATGCTTCTGCTACTGGGTTTACAGCATCTAATACAGGTGGAAGTGGTTTTGCGGTAACGGACATAGCGGATGGAGTTAGCGGAGATGTAATAAAGGTTTCTTTTGATATAGACATTACAAATGGTTCTCCAAAGTTTTCGTTGAGAGGAGCTATGTCTGGAGCAGGTCAAGAGTCAAACGTAGTGACACTTACGGAATCTGGTTCTTATTCAATTACATTAACAGCTAATGACAATTACGTTGGTATAGGTTTTCCAGAAGGTGATTCTCCATCAAACTTTACTGTTTCTAATTTTAAAGTTCTAGGGAATGGTTTTGTAGAGACTTGGTATGACCAGTCAGGTAATGGCAATGATGCTACGCAAGCAACTGCCACGGAACAACCCAAGATTGTTGATGAGGGCTCTTTACTGACTGCTGGTGTTACCTTTGACGGAGACGACACTCTAAGCGTTAGCGACCCTGTTATTACAGCATCAAGTTCTGGAGTTTTTAGTTCATTTAGTGTTCAGACTGTAGCTACCAGCGAAGCTGGATATCTTTATGGAAATGCTTCAACATCGAATGGAGCTTCTTTTTATGCTGCTGTAAATAAATTTACTTTAAGTAATAAAAATTCTGCAAGTTTAGATAATATACCAAGGTCATCTGGTCAAAACGTATTGTCTGCTGTTTACAATAATGGTGACGCAGGATTGCTGGTAAATGGTGCAGGAACTATGACAGATGCTGGGACTTACGGGTTTGCCTCTGGCACAAGTGACTTTGTTATTGGTAACCGCAACGGAGGAACATCTGCTGGAACATTTTTAACTGGCTCTATTAACGAGATTATTATCTACAACTCTGACCAATCAGCCAACCGTCTAGCCATCGAGGCTAACATTAACAATCAATACGACATCTACTAATGTATCTAATTTACGCAAGCGAAGAAGCCGCCCTAGAGCGAGCCGACGAAGAAGGTAAGGTAAATAACTTTGCCTACTGGACTGATGGCATGGGAACTCGCTGGTTGACAAAGCCAGTCCCTACGGCTGATGACATGTGGGCTTTAGATGTCTCTGAGTATGAACTCGACGAGTCTGAAGTGTCGTCTACTGTTGATACTTATTCACCCCTAGAAGTCGAAGAGGACTAATAATTTTATGAGTAACAAATCTGCCCAATCATTATACCAATCCCTTGAAGGTAAACGATACACCTACTTGGATAGGGCTAGAAGAGCAGCAAAGCTTACGCTTCCATACGTCATGACAGAAGAAGGCTTTGGTTCTCACAGTCGTTTGGAAACACCATTTCAAGGCGTTGGGGCAAGAGGAGTAAACAACCTCGCTTCTAAATTACTGTTGGCACTCCTACCTCCCAACGCCCCCTTCTTTCGTTTAAAGATAGATGAGTATCAACTACGCGCTGAAGGCGCACCTGATGAACTAATCACTGAGATAGAGTCCTCACTACAACAAGTAGAGGAAGCCGTGATGGACGAGGTAAGTAGAAACACTTACCGTACAGGCATTCACGAAGCTCTTAAACATCTTATTATTACAGGTAACGCTCTTATATATCTTCCAGACGAGGGAGGTTTGCGTGTATTCCACCTTGATAGGTTCTGTGTAGAACGTGATGCGATGGGCAACATACTTTATATATGCACTAAGGAAGACCTATCTTATATGTCTCTGACAGAAGAGATGAAAAGTCTTGTTGGTGTGCAGAGTATGGATTCTCCTGATGAGGAGATTTGCCTCTACACTGCTGTATGTCGTAAGAGCGACCACTGGCACGTGTGGCAAGAGATCAATGGAGAGATGATTCCTTCCTCCGAAGGTTCATACCCATTAGATAAGAACCCTTTCATACCTCTACGCTTCTCTCGCATTGACGGAGAAGACTACGGTAGAGGATACGTAGAAGAATACTTAGGTGACTTGCAATCCCTTGAGGCACTTACACGTGCGCTCGTAGAGGGCAGCGCAGCAGCAGCTAAGGTATTGTTCCTTGTTAACCCTAATGGCACCACAAGAGCAAGGACTCTGGCTGAGTCTCCTAATGGTGCTATCACTCAAGGTAATGCACAGGACGTATCTGTTCTCCAGTTGAATAAGTTCAATGACTTCAGGGTTGTGCAAGAGAGCATGGCTAAGATTGAAGAGCGTATGGGACATGCGTTCCTGCTCACTTCTGGCGTTGTTCGTAACGCAGAGCGTGTGACAGCTGAAGAGATACGTATGCTTGGACAAGAACTAGAGTCTGCTATTGGCGGTCTCTACTCTTTACTAAGCACTGAGATGCAGTTACCTATGGTCAATCGTTTGATGACCATCATGAACAAGAACAAGTCTCTTCCTAAGTTACCTGAAAATGTAGTGAGTCCTGTCATCATCACTGGTGTAGAAGCACTAGGTAGAGGCAACGATCTACAGAAGCTAGACATGTTCCTAGCAGGAGCAGCTCAGGTAGTTGGTCCAGAAGCTATACAACAATTTATTAACGTAGAGGAATACTTTACACGCAGAGCAACATCGCTCGGCATCAAAACAAGCGGTCTAGTTAAAGACCAAGAGCAGATGGCGCAAGAAGCGCAGCAAGCCCAACAAATGCAAATGGCAGAGAAGCTTGGACCAGCAGGTATCAAGGCTATGTCAGAAGAAGCAAAACTACAACAAACAGAAGCGAGAGAGGAATAAAACATGGCTAATTATCAGTCAGTAACCGTAAGTGAAAATACAACTGAAGAGAATATATCTCTTGAGAAACAAGCAGCTATGCAAGAAGAAGCTGCAAACCAGAGGGGTCAGACTTTAGAAGCTGATCCGTCCGAAGGTAAACAAGAAGTTGAAGAGACTTCCGAACGTCCTGAGTGGCTAGACGAAAAGTTTGAAAGCCCAGAAGATTTAGCAAAAGCTTATAACGAGCTTCAAAAGAAACAATCAACAAAGGAAGGCTCTAGTGAAGAACAAGAACAAAATACTTCGGAGGATACGCCTCCATCTAACAACGCTATTACAGAAGCTACGACAGAGTTTACAGAAACTGGACGCTTATCTGACGAAACGTTTCTAAATCTTGAGAAAGCTGGAATACCTCGTGAGTTTGTTGAGGCTTACATGCAAGGACAAGAAGCTATTTCCACAGCATCAGCTGTAGAGATTCAAAACTCAATCGGTGGTACTGGAAATTACGAAGCCATGAGTGAATGGGCTGGAGAGAATCTAGCTGACGAAGACCTAGATGCATATAACGCTATCGTTGAAAGAGGCACTGTTGAACAAGCACGTGTTGCTGTCAAAGGTATGTACGCTCAGTTCTTAGCTGCTGGCGGTAAGGGTCCCAACCTTGCTCAAGGTGCTACCTCTGGTGCAGCTGGTGCTAAGGCATTCGGTTCCGCTGCTGCAATGGTCGAAGCTATGCAAGACCCAAGGTATAAGAACGACCCTGCATATCGTGAACAAGTTGAGAAGCGTATTGCTGTCTCGAACGCATTTTAATTATGAGTATGGAACTAATAGCAATGCTTGGTGGTGGCTTGAGTGGCTTCGTTATGAAGATGCTTGCTGCCCAAGCACAATCACAAACTCGTCTCCTTGAGATGCAGTTGGCTAAACAGAAAGCAGCTGATGAGTCAGCACAACAAGCTTCAGGGCGAGGCGGTGTATGGGTTAGACGCGTGTTTGTAGCTAGCATATTGTTTGCTGTTATCTTAGCTCCATTTATTCTATCACTTTTAAACACTCCTGTTACTATTGAGAAGGAAGCATCTAAAGGGTTGCTTGGTTTCTTAGGTATAGGAGGAAGAGGATGGGACTCTCTAGAAGGATTTGTTATTCTTCCAGAAGTTCGCCAATCAATGCTTGCCATTGTAGGATTCTACTTTGGCTCATCCCAAGTAAAATGATTTTATGGAATTGGTATTACAAATCGCTACGGCAGCGACACCAATACTAATCGGATTTATTACGCTAGTTATCATACTATCTAAGATGCACTACAGCATCGAGGTACTGAAGGAGAAGGTAAAGATACTCTTCGACTTTCATAACAAGCATAAGAAATAATTTCTACTCTAAGTTTAAAGTAACGACTGAGCCTGATACGTCAGACAACTCACTGATCGTAAAATATACACGGACTGAAAGACCACAAAACTAACGAGGACGTTGTGTCCTCACTAACTAACCAAACAAAAGGAAATACTATGGCTAACGGAGACTTCTCCCCAACCCGTAGTGGCTTAATCCAAGGGGGTTCTGACAATGATGCTCTCTTTCTCAAGGTGTTCAGTGGTGAAATTCTCACCAGCTATGCTGAACATAATGTGATGAAAGACCTTCACCTTGTCCGTACAATTAGTTCTGGCAAGTCTGCACAGTTCCCCGTTTCGGGTATCGCCACCGCGAAATATCACACTGTAGGCGAAAATATCGTCGAGTCGTCAACTGGATACCTATCCAACATTGGCATGAACGAGAAGATCATCACTATTGATGACGTTCTTGTTTCTTCGACATTCATCGCAAACATTGATGAACTCAAAAAGCATTATGACGTTCGCAGCATCTACGCTGCTGAACTTGGTAAGGCTCTAGCAAAACGTTTCGACATCGCAACGATGAAGACTCTCTATGCTGCTTCACAAGACAGTGCTAACCTCAGCAACACCGCTGCTGGTACAAGCATCACTGGTGCTACTACCAACACAGCTGCTGGCATCATTGATGCTCTATATGCTGTTGCTGAATCACTCGACAAGAACGATGCTCCAGATGAAGGTCGCTTTGCGATCCTTGCTCCAGCTACTTACTACAAGTTGCTAACATCTGACAACGTTGCTATCAACAAGGACACTGGTTCTGGCGGTAACGTCAATGCTGGTACTGTTGCAAGCGTTGCTGGTATCCGTCTTGTAAAGAGCAACCACCTTGTTGACATCGCTGAACTAGGCGATGACTCAGCAGTAACTACTGGTGATGGCTCGTCTAACAATGATGTGTTCGGTGCTAATGGTGCTGGTTACAACGGAGACTTCTCTGCGTTGACAACTGGTTCTGGTGCTACTCTTGAGTATGGTATCCTTGCTGGATGTAAGGAAGCTATCGGTACGGTCAAACTTCTTGATCTTGCTACTGAGAGCGAGTACCAAATCGAGCGTCAAGGTACATTGTTCGTTGCTAAGTACGCAATGGGTCACGGAGTTCTCCGTCCTGAGTGTGCTGTTGCAGTGAAACCTGCTTAACAATTATTCAAGCCCTGCCCCCATTTGGGGGTGGGGTTTTTTATTACAATGGCAAAAAGAAAAGGGCTTAGTCTAAGAAAGGAACACAAATCCAAAACAGGTGGTCTCAGTAAAAAAGGAAGAGACTACTACAACAGGAAGACAGGTTCCAATCTTAAAGCTCCTCAACCGCAAGGCGGTGCGAGAAAGCGTTCGTTCTGTGCGAGAATGAGTGGTGTCAAAGGACCCATGAAAGACTCCAAGGGCAGACCAACTCGTAAAGCTTTAGCATTAAGAAAGTGGAAGTGTTAACTATGAAAAAATGTACCTGCGGTAACTCTAAATCAAAACCATCGTGTGATGGTTCGCACAAGCAAAAGGAAAAATAAAAATGAGTTTATACGAAAATATTAATCGTAGACGTAAGCTTGGAATCAGTCGTCCCAAGAGCAAGTCAACTATAAGCAAGAAGTCTTACAGCAATATGAAAAAAGGCTTCCCTAAAAAGAAGAAAGGTAAGTAATGGCAACGTTAACTTCTCAACTAGAATCCGTTAATGTGATGCTAGGGCATATAGGTGAAGCACCTATTAATACACTTACGGGTTCGTTACCTGTCAGCGCAACAACTGCTCTATCTACTTTGAATGAAGTAAGTAAAGAGATTCAATCAGAGGGCTGGCATTTTAACTCTGAGAAGGACGTTACATTATCTCCTGTTGATGGAACTATTACGGTTCCAACAAACGCAGTCCAAGTAGATGCTGAGGACAAGACAATAGACTTAGTACAAAGAGGATCATCCCTATTTGATAGAGCTAACAACACATCTACTTTTGAAAAGAGTGTTAAGGTAAACCTAATACGGTTACTTGATTGGGACTCTTTACCAGAAGAAGCTCGTAGATATATTACGCTACGTGCTTCTAGAATTTTCCAAGGACGTACAGTAGGATCACGAGAGCTTGAAGCACTGATAGCTCGTGATGAATACCAAGCACGATCTCGTCTTGAAGAGTCTGACTATGGAAGCTCTGATAGAACTATATTTGACAACTACGATGCAGCCACAAGAATTGGTGTGAATCGTAATTACGATATTTCATAATGGCTTTAATTAATACTCCTGTCCCTAACCTTATCCAAGGTGTATCTCAACAACCAGACGCATCACGCTTTGCTGGTCAATGTGATGAGCAGGAAAACGCTCTTAGCTCTGTTGCAGATGGACTAAAGAAACGTCCTAATACTAGGCACGTTGGTAAGTTGCTTTCGACTGCTATAGACAGTAATAGCTTCGTTCACTTCATCAATAGAAGTGGAACTGAGAAGTATGTGATTATTCACGATGGCACATACCTGTGTGCATACAGTTTGATTGATGGCTCTGAGCAACCTATAACTGTCAATGGCGTTGAATATCTAAGCACAAATTCTAATGGCAAGTATCCCATAAGCGGAACTTACCTTGCCTCTGACACGGCTCGTGCGTCTCTCAAGGCTCTTACGATTGCAGACAGCACATTCCTACTAAATACAGACCAAGCTGTAGGATTAGGCACAGATAAATCTCCAGCCGTTGCAAAGGAAGCCCTCTTATTCATTAAACAAGGGGACTATAAAAAGAAGTATGGATTTAAAACAACAGTAACCGCCTCCGCTAATTCAGGATTACCTGCAAGTATTTTCTTTCAAGACACTACTAGTGGGTCATTCTACAACCGCAGAAAACATATAAATGTAATGACTGTTCCCAGTGGAGGAACGGGGTCTGGTTTTGCGGTAAATGATATTGTAGATGTTCCTCTCCCTACTAGCGGAACGCGAGAAACCTCAGACGATGACGGGAACGACTATGTCCGTAATGTAACCCTGTTCCTTTTTACACAGCCGACCTTTAGAGTAACTTCAGTAGGCTCCAACGGGGAAATAACTGGCGCAAGTATAGAAAATGCAGGTAATTATTTTTATGCAACAAACTCTACTACTACCAAAAGGTTTGGACTTGCTAACGTGCTTGGAGCCGCAGAAGAAAGTAGCACCTATAATGGCACAGAGACACTAACTATTGCTAGCACAAACAGCACCCCTGTTACAACAGGTAGCACAACCAATAGTGTGACATTAACAAAGGTATTTCAAAGCGGAGATAGCTCAGGCACTGGTGCATCGGCAAATACTAATACATCAACTATCCTTGCAGGTGTTGGTGACATACAAAACACTTCTGGTGACCATCAGGGAACATCAGATGACATAGAACTTTATTTTGAAACAACAGACCACACTGAGTCCAATTTGCTTGTCTTATCCGTTAAAGAAACAGGCGGTGTCATAGCCGCAGAAGACTTCACAATAAGTCCTGTAGATGATTTGGCTGGAGAAGGTATAGGCGTAATCTACAAGGAAGTAAATTCTATAACTGACTTACCAGTCGTCGCTAAAAATGGCTTTGAAGTAAAAGTAGCAGGTGACGCTGAACTTAACCAAGATGACTATTACGTGCGCTTTGAAACAACAGGCGGTGAAGACGTTGGACAAGGCTCTTGGGTAGAGTGCGTAGCTCCAGACCTGCGTTTAGGCTATAACGCTAACACACTTCCTATGGAGCTTATAAGTGACGGCACTGGCTTCACGCTCCGCACAATGAAGTTTGCTGACCGAGTTGCTGGTGACGACGACTCAAACCCTCTCGCGTCCTTTGTGGCTCAAAGAATAGATAACTTATTCTTCTTTAAGAACCGACTTGGTTTCCTTACTGGAGAGAATGTCGTAATGTCTGAAAGTGGTCTAGGAGTCTTAGACACAACTGGACAACTTAATTTCAACTTTGGTCGCACCACAGTAACCACACTTCTAGACTCTGACCCTATTGATGTATCGGTAGCCAGCAGTCGAGTGACTAATCTAAAGTCGGCTAAAGGCTTCCAAGAAAACCTTATATTATTCTCTGAGAACGGACAATTTGTTCTTAAGGGTGGAGATGTTCTTACACCTAAGACAGTCAGCATCACGCCTGTTACTAACTTCAGCTTTGAAGACCAAGTAGACCCTCTGCCTCTAGGTTCGTATATCTACTTCCCATTTACCCGTGGTAACTTTACAGGTCTCCGTGAGTTCACTGTAAATGCCTCTACGGATGTCTATGACTCTGTAGAAGTCACTGAACACGTTCCTGCATACATCCCTAAGAACATTATCGACATGGCAGGGAGTAGCTCAGAGGACATAATTGCGTTACTCAGTGGGGACGAAAAAGGTTCACTATACATCTACAATTACTTCTGGAACAACAACCAGAAAGTACTCAGTGCTTGGTCTAAGTTTACCTTCACTGGTGAGATAAGAGGTATTGAGTTCATTGAGTCTACTCTCTCCTTAGTTATCGTAGATGCCGCTTCAACTGAAACTAATCTCGTTGAGATGCCTCTAGAGTCTGGTCTTAAGGATGCCTCTGGTTTTGTTACTCACCTTGATATGCGAGTCGCTAAGACTGTTGCTGATGGCGCAAACACAATCGACTTAAGTAGCGACTACACACCAGCAGACAACTCTGTAGAGGTTTACACAACGGATGGTCTCAAGCTTAATGCTACAAACACAGGAGCTACTGTTAATCTTACACAAGCGGTGACAGAAGATACAAACGTATTCGTAGGCATTCCCTACACCATGAAGTACACCTTCTCTGAACAACTCTTCAAAGCTAAGGCAGGGCAAGGAAGCAGTCCTTCTAATGCTGCCAAACTATTGATACGTAACGGTTCAATCTACTTTGACAAGACGGCTCACTTCAAGGTTAAGGTTACTCCTAAGTTACGTGATACCTATGAAAATGTCTTTACACCTAATGTTATTGGTTCCTCATCAATAGGAACCTTGCAATTAGATAGTGGTTTCTTCAGGTTTCCTGTTTTCACTAAGGCACAAGATACAACTATTACTATTGAGAACGACAGCGCACTTCCAAGTAACTTACAAAGTGCCGAGTTTGAATCATTCCTACACTCTAGATCATCTAGGTATGCGTAAGAAAATATATCAGCAAGGTAAGATTTATATGTGTGAGTCCATCGAGGACGACATAGAACACATCTATCCGTTCATGCGACAGGTAGATAAGATTGAGTGTGAGTGTATGGGCTTCACTCCGAAGGAAGCTCTAGAGGTAGCTCTAGGTGCCGACACCGTGACCTACACTGTGTTCGATCCGTATGATGTTCCGTTCTGTATGTTTGGAACTGGTCCTCTGAACTATGAAGGTGATGGGTATATATG